AGGTGAAAGGGAAGAGCCGTGAGCAGCGGTTTGTGGATTACTGCCTGGAGTTTTACCGTCAGTTTGATAAGGGACTGTATACGCTGGAGGATATCCGGGCAGTGCTGAAGGATGAGTGTGATATCGAGATTGATATGAGGTGATGGGAGGTGAGGCCGGAGAAATATGAGAACCAGGGAAAAAAGCTATGAAGATTATGGAATCAGTGAGGAAGAAAAGGACAGACTTATGGAGCTGGCGCGGCAAGAAGAAAATGCAGCTCTGGTAAGAGTATCGACAGAGGAAAGCAATCAAGGGCTGTCAGATGTATTGTTTATTTCTTTGACAACGGGAAAAGGTTATGGTGGGATAGAAAAGAAAACATACATACCAGCAAAAGAAGATGATTTCTACGCATATCGCCGCAGGGCACTTTATATTTTCAAATTGCTATTAAAGGGCCGGGAAGCGGAAAAAGGCTGTTTGAGTGGAGGTGGAAGGGATGAGTAGTACTGACAGCACTTATAAGTGCAACTGAATTTTTATATGCTTTTAGATTGGTTATAGAGGCTTGAAGATTTTATGAACACGTGAGAAAAAAAGGAAAATCATTAATTTTAGCAATAGCCGGGTATCCAGTGAGCGGACGTATTATCGATATGGAAATTATTCTGATAAAATGTGGGGACGATTTACATACTCACGCATGGTAAAATTAATATAGGACTACTATAACGTGTGTGGGGTAATATATGAATCTCAATTCTATTATGAAAAAGCTCCAGCGTGAAATATTACAGACCAGACTTGTAATCAAATATCCACCAGACAGAATACCTTGGGCGATATATCCAAAAGGAAGAATAGACTTAAGCAATGGCGTGTGCCTCTGTGATGAATGCCACGCTGAAGAACACAAAGACCAGCTTCCTTATGCAATGATGATGAGCAGAATAAGAAAAAGGCAGGCGGTTGATAGTGGGTAATGTTGGCAGACCTCCGAAGTACAAAAGCAAGGAAGAAATCGAAGAAAAAATTGAACAGTATTTTAAAGACTGCGAAGGTCATCCGCTCACTGACGATAAAGGCAATCAGGTATATAACAAATGGGGGTGTCCGGTTATTGTTGACAATCGGCCGCCTACAGTAACGGGATTGGCCCTTGCATTGGGATTTACAAGCAGATTAGACTTGCTTAGATATCAAGGAAAAAAGGAATTTTGTAACACGATTACGCGCGCGAAGACCAGAGTTGAGCAGTATGCAGAAGAAAGACTGTTTGATAAGGACGGAACTAGCGGCGCGCAATTCAGTCTGCGGAATAATTTCAAGGGATGGGACGCAGACAAAAAGGAAGAAGAAACAGATACCGGCGGTATTGTTATTGTGAATAACATACCGAGGCCGGGGAAGGATTAGGGAATGACGGAAGATACTAAACTTACATACCAAGAAGCAATAGAAACGTTGGAATCCAATAGGCCAACAAGAGGATATTTCATGCTGAATGGAGCTATTGATATGTCGAAGAAGGCGTTATCAAAACAGATTCCCAGAAAGCCAATAAAAACAAAAGATGGAAGTCTGATTTGCGAATGTGGACTTACTTTACAAAATAGGAATATAAGAAAAGCTTTATATTTTTGCCATAATTGCGGTCAAAGGATTGATTGGGAATGACTGACACAATCCAGCTTATCGACATCATAGCCCCCGCATTTTATCCCGTCCACTGGGACATTCTGGATGGAAAGCATACATACTATGACCTGTACGGCGGTAGAGGGTCTACAAAGTCCTCCTTCATATCCGTGGAAATTGTCCTGGGGATGATACAGGACGCAAAGGACGGAATTTTCAGTAATGCGGTAGTGTTCCGGAAAGTGGGAAATACTCTCCGGGAATCCGTCTTTGAGCAGATTGCGTGGGCGATTGACGCACTGGGGGCAAATGACCTGTGGAATGCCAGTGTAAGCCCCATGCAGTTTGTGTACAAGTCTACCGGGCAGAAAATCATCTTCCGGGGGCTGGACAAGGCAAAGAAAACGAAGTCCATTAAGACAAGCCGAGGATATTTCAAATATCTCTGGTTCGAGGAACTGGACGAGTTTGCCGGAATTGAGGAAATTAGAACAGTGCAGCAGTCTGTTCTTCGTGGTGGCAGTAAGTTTGTAGTTTTCAAGTCTTTTAACCCGCCTATCAGCCGTAGCAACTGGGCAAATGTGTACGTTAATGAGCCGAGGGAGAACAGCTACCGACACAAGAGTGATTATACCACGGTGCCGGAGGACTGGCTGGGCGAACAGTTTATAGCGGACGCTGAACATTTGAAAGCTACGAATGAGCGAGCGTATCAGCATGAGTATCTGGGCGAGCCTATCGGCCTAGGAACCAGCATATTTGACCGGCTGGAAATCCGGGAGATTACGGACGAAGAAATCAGTCGCATGGAACGGATTTATCAAGGCCAGGACTGGGGGTGGTATCCTGACCCGAAAGCCTTTATCCGGGCAGCTTATATCCATAACACTGAAACAATCTATCTGCTGGACGAGCTGGGCGGCTGTAAAATCCGTAACAGCCAAATGGCAGAGGATATAAAGGAAAAGTGCTATGATGATTATGAAATCCGATGCGGTGCTGATGAACAGGAAAGCATAGTTGACTTTCGGGATGCTGGACTTCCGGCCAGGCAGGCAAACGTGGGGCCGGGCAGTGTAAAATATACCTTTGAATGGCTCCAGTGCCGGACTATCGTTATAGACCCGGCCAGAACGCCGAGAGCGTACAAGGAAATCATAGAATATGAGCATGAAGTAGACAGCAACGGGGAAGTGATTGCGGACTATCCAGACCATAATAATCACTGGATAGACGCCCTACGGTACGCAACAAGCCCGCTGTCAATGAGGAGAGGAAATTCGGCATGATAAAGTATAGATGTTCTGTATGTGGAAAAGAGCTGACCTATAAAGCGGATAAATGCGGAGATTGTGCAAAAAAAGAATTAAAGAAGATTTTTGCAGAAAATCCAGACTTGAAACAGGCTTATAAAGAGGCGCTAGAAGAAACATTCAGCCCAGAAAACCGAAAGAAAATGGCGGACGATATATGCAAATTCGCAAATATGCTGGTTATGTTGAGGGGGCATAAAGGTAAGGTTGATTAAATGGGAATTGTAGCAACGATAAAAAGGTGGATAGGCATGATATTCAAGAACAGGGCAGAAGAGGATTTTCAAGTGAAGGAGATAACCTCCCGGCAGATGAAGGACGTTATCTCCCGCTGTGCTGATATGTACCGGGGTGTTCCGTACTGGGTAAGCGCAGAGGATAATATCAAAACAATCAATTTTGCGAAGTCGGTATGTTCTGAGATTGCGAGGCTGGCAACGCTGGGAATTAAAATACAGATCGGCGGCGGGAAGAGAGGAACATGGCTTCAGGAGCAGATTGACAAGGTATATTTCAATCTGCGGTATTGGGTAGAGTATGGTTGTGCTTATGGTACGGTTATCATTAAGCCAAACAACGAAGGATTTGATATATTTACGCCATTTAATTCACTTATCACAAAAGTTGACGGAAACAATAACATTACCGGAATTGTATTTCTGGATACATATACAGAAAACGATAAGCATTATAGCCGCCTGGAATACCACGAATTTGTAGAAGAACAAGAGAACGGTAAAACAGTCTATCCATACTACATAGAAAATAAAACGTATGTATCGAAAAGTTCAAATTCAATCGGTGACCCAATACCAATTACTCAAACAAAGTGGGCTAATTTGGCTCCGATTAAAAGAATCTTAAAGGAAAATAGCGAACGTCTTGACGGGCCTATGTTCGGTGTATTACGAACGCCGCAGGCAAATAACGTTGATATATCCTCTCCGCTGGGCCTGCCGGTATTTGCGGAAGCCATTGAGGAAATGAAAGATTTGGACATTGCATACAGCCGGAACGCCGGAGAGATATTCGACAGTGAGAAGATTGTGCTGGCAGATGACAGGCTGATGTGTGACAGTGGGAAAAACCTGAAAACTCGTGGAGTGGCTGACGTGAAGCTGCCGCACTATGTCAAGAATGTATTTGGCAACAGTCCAGAAGAATTCTACCGGGAAATCAACCCGCAACTGAACACGGACATACGTCTTTCTGGTATTAACGCTCTTCTTTCTCAGATAGGATATAAATGCGGTTTCTCCAACGGATATTTCGTATTCAATGAGAAATCGAATATGGCAACGGCAACACAGGTAGAAGCAGACGACCGAAGAACAATACAGCTTATCAAAGATGTTCGTGACAAATTGGAAAGTTGCCTGAATGGTGCCATCTACGCCATGAACGTGTATGCTGACCTATACGACTTTGCTCCGATTGGAACTTACAAGGTTGTATATGATTTTGGAGACATTACATATAACCGGGAAGAAGATAGAGCAAGAGCCTATCAGCTTACTTTGCAAGGGTTTTATACAAAAGAATATTATCTTGAAAAGTATGAAGGATTTACACCGGAAGATGCCGCAAAGATGGTGGCGGCGGCACAGCCCAAAGAAGAACCGGGATTTTTCAAGGAGGAATAACCGATGAATACCCAGTCAGAAATCACAGTTGATATGCAGTTATCCGATATAGTAGAAGCAATTTTTGAGTATCTTTATCATCACGGCATAGACGGTAGAGGTTGCCCGTGTGAATTTATCATGACAAGAAAAAATGATGAAGGAGTAAATTTGGTTTGTAGAATTACAGGAGCAAAGGAAAGAAATGCTTGAACCAAGGTATTTACAGCAGATATCAGACGGGGCGGAGCAGATAGCCTCTGAACTGCATGGGTACATAATCCGACAGATTGTAGAGCGCATGATGATACGCATAGGGCGTGGTGACGATTACTTACTCACATCATCAGACCGATGGCGTATACAGATATTACAGGATGCTGGGTACTTGCTGGAGGAAATAACGGCAGAGCTTGAAAAAATCACTAAGCGGCAGGAAAAAGAAATCAAGGAGGATATGGAGGAAGCTGGGATTAAGGCCCTGGAATACGACCATAAGATATATGAGGCCGCCGGGCTGTCTCCCATGCCCCTGACACAATCCCCAGCGCTTATCCGACTCATGGAGAGAAATTACCGGGCCACATTGGGGGAATGGAGGAACTATACCAAGACCACCGCAGAATCCGCGCAGAGGCTTTTTATCAATGAGTGCGATTTTGCCTATAATAAGGTTATGAGTGGGGCCGTGGCCTATAATCAGGCTGTTAAGGAGGCAATAGAGAGTGTAGTGAGCAACGGCGTGTATGTGGAATATAAAAACCCGAAAACCGGGAAAATCAGAAAAGATACCATTGAAACTGCAACTGCCAGAGCCGTAAGAACAGGAATAGCCCAGGCTACAGGGGATATATCGATCAAACGGATGGAAGAAATGGACTGGGATATTATTCTGGTATCGGCACACATCGGGGCCAGAACCGGAGACGGCAGACAGAACCCAGGGAATCATTTGTGGTGGCAAGGACAATTTTATAGCCGGACAGGCATGGACAAACGCTTTCCGGATTTTTATAAATCGACTGGGTACGGAACCGGGGAAGGGTTGTGCGGTTGGAATTGCCGCCACAGCTTCGGAAGCGGGGATGGCGTGAACAATCCTTATGCTGACATTCAGACCGAGGATAACTACCGCATGGAGAAGCTGGAGCAACGCCAGCGAGCACTTGAACGCAGGATACGTAAGACTAAGCGTGAAGTAATGGGAATGCAAGAGGCGGTCGATCAATGCAAAGATGAGCCAACGAAATTTGAATTACAGCTTGACCTTGACCGTAAATCATATCTGCTACAGCAGCAAAGCAAGGCGTACAATGAATTTTGCAAGGAAAACGACCTGCGCACCCAGCAAGAACGGTTGCAGATTGCCAGATGGAACCGGGAACAGGCTGCAAAGGCCAGAGGTGCGGCTCAACGGTATTGCAATGGCAGATGACAAATGTGGGGACACTTATTTTACTTTAATAAGGTATAATAGTAATAGGAATAAGCGAAAGGGTGAAAGCATGGTAAGAGATGGTTGGGTATACTGCCCTATATGCAACAATAAAACCAGGACAAAAATTCGCCCGGACACGGTGGCAAAGAGGTTCCCTGTCTTTTGCCCTGTGTGTAAAAACGAAAGCATTATGAATATTGAGAACGGCAAGGCAGAGATTGCCAAGTAGAGCCAGACGCAAGACGCAGAGCCAGTGAACTTGTAAGTAATTTTTACAGGTTGCTGGCTCTTTTCTTATATTTGTTTAATTTCCTCCTTTCTTTACAGCACACATCCTTAGCAGAAACGGCCATATAGCTGCCGGAGGTTCAAAAGCGGATGCAATTTCCGGCGTGTGCGTTTTGGGACAAGCCAAGTCCTATAAAATGGCAAACCGTTGGTGGACGGTTACACACCTACAAATAACCTAATAACGGAAAAGGAGACTCATCAATGAAAACCGAAGAATTAAAAGCACAGGGATTGACAGAGGAACAGATATCTTTTGTCATGGCTGAAAATGGGAAAGACCTCAAAAAGTTGCAGAATGAAAACGATAATCTGACTGCTGACCGGGATACCTGGAAAGAAAAAGCAGAAGCAGCAGAAACCACGTTGAAAGGCTTTGAGGGCGTGGATTTGGAAACCATGCAGAAGGAACTGGCTGACTGGAAACAGAAGGCTACAGAGGCAGAAAAGAACGCCCAGGCACAACTTTATGAGCGTGACTTCAATGACGCTCTGAAAGCAGAGCTTGAAAACGTGAAATTTTCCAGCGAGGCCGCCAAACGGGCAATCATGGCAGAGATTAAGGAATCTGGCTTAAAGCTTAAGGACGGAAAAATCCTGGGCCTTAACGACCTTATTTCCCAGATGAAAGAAAAAGACGCTTCAGCGTTCGTTGACGAGGAACAGCAAAAAGCACAGCAGAATGCAGCGAGGTTCACACAGCCGTTTAATCGTTCAGGACAGAGCGGAGGCGGTATCACAAAAGCAGATTTCAAGGCTATGTCGCTGGATGAGCGAATGAAGCTTAAACAGGATCACCCTGATCTGTACAATAGTTTGAAAGGATAATGAAGAATGGCAAGAACTGGAACATTTGGCGGGTTTGTATTTGACCCGGAAGTATTTGCGGACTATATGGCAGAACAGCCCACTTGGAGCAATGCTATCATTGCATCCGGTATTTTGCAGGAAGACCAGACTATTATGGACTTGATTGGAACGAAAGGGAATGTTGCAACACTCCCGTTCTACAAACCCATCAATATTGATGACTTTGTGCCGTACAACAATGATGGTCTGACTAACAACACTCCGAAAGAGATCAGCGGAAGCAAGCAGACCGCAATGCTGATCCAGCGCATGATGGCATGGAAAGCACAGGATTTCACAAAAGAGCTAACCGGAGCTGACCCCATGCAGCATATCGCGAACAGTGTGGCGAATTATTACCAGCAAGTGTGGGAAGCCGAGTTTATGAACATCGTCAATACAGTAATGAAACTGACGAAGATGAAAGAACACATCTGGGATATTTCTCTTGAGTCAGGCTCTACTGTTGAGGATGCAAACAAAATTGATGAAACCACAATGATTTTTGCGCAGCAGAAAGCCCTCGGAGATATGGCGAACGGATTTGGCCTTGCAATTATGAATTCCCTGATTTTTGCTCGTTATCAGGCGTTAGGGCTGGTAGATTACAACAAGTATACGGTCACGAATGCTGTTACACAGGAAGTCAATCTTCCTACCATTAATGGTCTTATTCCGGTAGTATCTGACAGACATACTGTAGACGCTACTGGAGATGTGCCAAAGTATATCACGACTATTGTAGGGCAGGGCGCAATCCTGACGGCGCGCAAGACGAACTATGAGGAGCCTTATTACACGGATTACGATCCGGAAACCACCGCAGGCGTTGAGAAGCTGTACACGAAAGAAGGTAGAGTTCTTCATCCGAATGGATTCAGCTTGAAGGTTGCAAATATTGCAAACGAGTCCCCCACGAAGACAGAGCTTGGAACCGACACCAACTGGGAACTTGCGTATGAGGCAAAGAATGTTCGTATCGGTCAGATTATTTCCAACGGATAAGGGGTGGAAATATGAGATTTGCAATCGTAGATGGTCTTCCTTATATGGTTTCCAATGGACGCATGTTTCCCGTGGAAATAAAGGACAGAAATGTGAAGATTGACAAAACAAATTCTTCCATGACCGAAGTTAAAGGAAATTATACTTTGCAGGAAATAACTGCAAAATGCAAAAACCTCAGCAGTATAAAAAAGGCACAAAAGAAATCAGTATAAGGAGGCCCCGGCATGGCATACACCGACTTTGAGTTTTATACAACTACATATCATGGAAATGTCGTGCCGGAAGCTGACTTTATGCGAATAGCAGACCGGGCCAGCGACTTTTTAGATGTTATCACCTTTGACCGTCTTGTAGACGGCCTCCCAGACGATGAACGAGCGAAAACAAAGGTGCAGAAAGCCATCTGCGCCGTGTCTGACAAGCTGTATGATTTGGAACTGGCAGAAAAACAGGCGCTATCTGCCGCCGCTGGAAGTTTGACCAGTGGAACCGGCGGCGCAACCACAGGCGTTATCGCGTCAAAGTCATCCGGTTCCGAATCAATCAGCTATGCGTCCCCGTCTGAAATAGCCAATGGGGCTAAAGCCTGGAGTACCACATACTCTGTGGCGGGGAATGAACAGGAAACAAATAAGCTCCTGTATGATACTGCAAAGGTGTATCTGACAGGAGTAAGAGATAACGAAGGGACACCACTTTTATATGCAGGATTGTAAAGTAAACATTCTAGGAACAGAATGGGAAATAAAGTTCGGTGA